TGTTGGAAGATTTGGCTTACAGACGTTTGCTAGACTTCTACTTTTTGCATGAGAAACCCATAAAGCACAGGGATGTTGCTCGTCAGATCGGTATGCGTGAGCATGAAGAAGACGTAATGACTGTCCTTAATGAGTTCTTTATTTCAACAGAGGATGGCTTTGTTTCTCCTCGTGCAGACAAGGAAATTAAGCAATATAAAGAGTTTGCTGAAGCAGGTAAACGTGGGGCGGCTAAGAGGTGGGGAACACCCCCCAATGGGGAGGCTATTAGCCCCCCTAATGCTACCCCAATAGCAACCATTAACCATAAACCATTAACCAATAACCATAAACCAAAGAGAGAGAGCGCAACTAGCGTTGCTTGCCCACCAGATGTTTCTCAACAAATTTGGAGTGATTGGGTAGCCTTGCGTAAAAGCAAAAAAGCACCGATTACCCAAACTGTTTTGAATGGTGCTATTGCTGAAGCAAAGATACTTGGTTGGCCTTTGGAGAAGTTCTTGGCTGAATGGTGCAGTCGTGGCAGCCAAGGTTTAAAAGCAGAATGGATTGTTAAGCCAAATCCTGCCGACAAAGTGAGGCTCACTGTTCCTCCATCAAATGAGCCTGACCCTGCTTTGCTAAAAATAGCAGAGGATGCGAAAAAAGCCGCACCCATTCCGCTGGAAACATTGGCGAAGATGGCTCAAATAAGGGGAAGAGCATGATCCACTATCACGGCTTGCCAATAACTCCATCTACAGCCGCTGTTAAAGCAATTGAGAATGGTCATGCGTTTGTGTCGTTTGCTCATTCTGATCAGCTTTCAACAGCAATTGAGGTGTGTCAGTCTTTCGCCATAGACAATGGAGCATTCTCTGCCTGGCGATCTGGCAATCCAATCCAAGATTGGCAACCTTTCTACGATTGGTCACTTAATCTCAAAAAAGTACCTTCTTGCGACTTTGCAGTAATTCCTGACGTTATTGATGGGACTGAAGCAGACAACGATGCTTTGCTGAAAGATTGTCCTCTGCCGACATGGTTTGGCGCTCCAGTTTGGCATATGCATGAATCTTTAGAGAGACTTGAACAACTTGCAAACACCTATGTGAGGGTCTGCATTGGTAGTTCTGGTGAGTTTTCTACAGTAGGAACATCTAACTGGTGGGTCAAGATGGGGCAAGCCATGAGAGTTATTTGTGATGACATGGGAAGACCTGCTTGCAAGCTACATGGTTTGAGGATGCTAGACCCTGCAATCTTTACCAAATTACCATTTTCATCAGCAGACAGTACCAATATTGGCAGAAATGTTGGCATTGATGTGCATTGGAAACATGGGAATTATCTGCCGCCAACCAAAGAAGCCAGAGCACAAGTCATGCGCTCAAGGATCGAGGCATTTAATGCACCTTCGCAATGGAATTTTTATCAACCAATGGAACAGGAAACACTTTTATGATTTTTGCTTTAATTGCATATGCTGTGGCAATGGTTGCCGCAAACCTTTTAGTGGCTACATTTGGGCCAGCAATCAGCCCAATAAACGCATTTTTACTGATTGGACTTGATCTGACGCTGAGAGATTGGCTTCATGTTCGACTCAAAACATGGCAAATGGGTGGCTTGATATTGGGAACAGGTGCTTTGACCTATTTGCTAAACCCTGCGGCAGGAATGATTGCGGTAGCTTCTGCGGTGTCATTCTTGGTGGCGGCTTTGGTGGATTGGGCTATTTTTGTAAAAACCACAGGGTCATGGATTAAACGAGCAAATGTTTCAAACACTGCTGGTGCTGCCGTTGACTCTCTACTTTTCCCAACGATTGCGTTTGGTGCTTTGATGCCTGAGATTGTTGCGCTTCAGTTTGTAGCCAAGGTTTCAGGCGGTGCGGTTTGGTCTTATGTTTTAGAAAAGAAACTAAAGCATGAACTACTTTGAAGCCATGAGACTGCTAGACAAAGTTAAAGAGGGTGTTCCTTACCCGCTTCATCTGATAAACAAAGCATTGGAGTTAACTGGTGACTTGGAGTAGAAGAAACATTCAAGGCGCAAGCGACAGAGTGATCCTAGAACAAGCAGAAGCTAGGGAACTCTATCGAAATTGGGAGTGGACTAAGAATCGTGACCTTATTAGGGCGAGACTAGAGAGAGCAGAACGAATTTATGGAACTGGTGCAAGAGATCGCATTCGTTTTTATATGCAACAAATCAAAGACGGGACATTGATATGAGTTTTATGGTGATGTACACAGTTTATGGTGAACCAGTAGGAAAAGGTCGCCCAAGATTCGCCCGTAGAGGGAATTTTGTTTCTACTTACAGTCCACAAAAGACTAAATCCTACGAAGATGAAATCAGGATGATGGCAAAGGCTGCAATGGGTAGCTCAGAAGCGCTAGACACCCCTGTAACAGTTGCAATTTATATCAGAGTTGGAATACCCGCATCATTCTCAAAACAGAAGCGAAAAGATGCCTCAGAAGGAATACTTAAGCCAACAAAGAAGCCTGACATTGACAACATAGCCAAGTGCTTCCTCGATGGGATGAACGACATTGTTTACTTGGATGACAAACAAGTGGTAAACCTACACGTTACGAAGGTTTACGCAGAAACCCCAGCAGTAGAAGTAATGGTTAAGGAAGACTTAGGGTAAGTCCCTATGGTATTACGCAAACAAGTAGGTAAGATTTAATTTTTAACAGGAGTGAATTATGGAAAAAACTTGGGAATTTGACACAACAATTGGTCAAGGTAGCGAAGTAGTGACAGTTGTCTACGAATATGAAATAGACGAGGACAAATCCACCTACAACGAGTCTGTCAAGGAAGTCTGGTTCTCTGGGCGTGATATTGTTGGATGTATGTCAGAAGAGGCTTATGCTGAATTGGATATTGAGGCAGCCATGCGGTTTCAGAATCACAAACTGAACTACAAGCTGGAGGATGTATGACTAGAGAAGATGTTATCCGCATAGCCCTAGAAGTTGGCTTCTATGATGGAGAAATTGATAAATGTCAGTTAATGCTTGAACGCTTTGCCTATTTAGTTGCTCAACAAGAACGTGAGGCGTGTGCAAAGGTGTGTGAAACTTTTGACCAACGAGAAGCATTTAATGATGAAGATATGGCCGTTGCTGATGCTTGCGCTACCGCCATCCGAGCAAGGGGACAACCATGACTGATTGGACTAAAGAGGAAGACGAAGCATTTAATTCCGTTGAAAAGCAAAGTAACCTTGGCAAGCAGATTTTGCGAGACTTAGGCCAACCCTATCATTTCGGTGTTTTTGTGTCTCTATCCCAAAGAAACCAAGTTTTAGAGGAAGTGGCAAAGGAATTCGACAAAATGCCATTTGGTGATACGGCTTCAAGTTTTGCTGCTTATGTGCGGAACATGAAGGTTTGCCCACCTTGTCATGGAAACTGTAACCAAGGCCGAACCTGTCCAGCTAGAAAATGAAAAAGCGAACCAAGCGCAAAGTATGGGCATTGATTGACCCGATCACTCATGCGGTAGTTGGTGCTTCAATCACTCAAAGGGATAAATTGGACAAACTCAGAATGATGGAATATTCAGCCCTAGAAGCAATGACCAAGGGACAAGGGACAATCCACGATTGGAGAACCCTTGTTGACGTTCTAAACCTATCCGAAACGATGGCTAGGCACAACATCGGAAAAGATGAGGTCATGCCTGTTTGCCAAAAAGCACAAGATGCATTGCACCAGGCATCCGAACGCTATCAAAACACAAAGAAAATGGGTTTATCGGGTGAGGGAATCCAAGCGGTAAGGGATTTAATCCAATACGCTGATTTGCAACAATCAAGCATTCCAAGGTCAGATTTTGAGAAGTACATCCAAAAAACAAAAGATTACATCAGATCAAACGGCAATCTAGTGGTGGAAATAACATGAACGAACCAACCAAAGCAATCCAGTTTCTAATCGATACCGCACCTTTATATGCCAAGAGTAAAGCAGACCGCATATTCTTGGAGGAGTTTCGCAAATCACGCAAAGCCCAGCTCCAAAGCCAAGCGGGAACTGAGGTTTTAGGCAAACAAGAAACTTATGCCTATGCTCACGCTGATTACATTGAAATACTTGAGGGAATCAAGCAAGCGGTAGAAAAAGAGGAAAAATATCGATGGTTAATGACCGCAGCGCAAGCAAGAATCGAGGTTTGGAGAACTGAACAGTACTCAGCCCGCATGGAAATCAAGGCAACCCAATAATGCAATCAAAAAACAAACCTAAACCTAGCGCAGGGGAAAGGTTGCATATTGCCAAAATCAAACTCATGCCATGCATTATTTGCCAGGCAAGCCCCCCAAGCGAGTGCCATGAGATAAACCAAGGTCAATGGTTCACATCAATGCCACTTTGTGCAGATTGCCACAGAGGATCGGTTAACGGGATTCATGGTCAACGTAGACTATGGAATGTTTACAAAATGGATGAGTTGGCAGCACTAAACGAGACAATCCGTCTATTGATGGACAACAAAATGCCATCTAGAACCGATTTAAACGAGTTCTGAGCGGTTTTTTTCAGTAGGTCAATAGTTGGGTAGCATCAGGCAATAAAAAACCCTCCGAAGAGGGCTTGTGGGTTTAGCGTTTCCCGCTAAGTATTCGCAGAACTAGGGCAATGCAAGCATATATCACACTTCCACCCTAAATTCTGAAAGTGTTAAATTTTTAGCGTAATAGTTATTCCCTGATTTTTTGAAACAAGCATAAATTGGATAACCCTCTGCATTGTCGCTAAGTGGTTCACCTACTAAAAAGCCCCTTGAATTTTGCGCACGTGGCGGTACACTTTCCAGCATATCCCAGTACATTTTTTGAGTGGTTTCAATCCATTCGCTAGGGTTTGCTTCCATTGCATCCCAAAGGTTTTGCCATTCAAGTTTCATGCTGCCACCTCATTTTGTGTTAATTCGTTGATTAATTCGCACAAACCATGCAAGTTATAGACGCACCCAAAAACAATACCGCCCCCATATTGTTTGTTATGGAATTTTTT